CTGTCGAGGTCGTCGCAGCCGAATCCCCAGCCGGAGCCTGAGCCGCAGCCGGAAGAGGAGCCGCCACCGCCGAATCCCCAGCCGGAGCCGCCACCGCCGAATCCCCAGCCGGAGCAGCCGCAGCCGAATCCCCAGCCGGAGCCGCCACCGTCGGAGCCTGAGCCTGAGCCGCAGCCGAATCCCCAGCCGGAGCAGCCGCAGCCGGAAGAGGAGCCGCCACCGTCGGAGCCTGAGCCGGAGCCGGAGCAGCCGCAACCGGAGCCGCCGAATCCCCAGCCGGAGCCGCCACCGTCGGAGCATCAGCTCGAGCATTTTCCTGAGCCACAACCGGAATCACAGCCACGGCCGCAGCTCGAGCCTTTTCCTGAGCCACAACCGGAGTCGCAGCAGCTTTCGTCTTGTCAAGTTCGGCCCTGTACGCCGTCATCGCGGCGTCCACCTCATTGCCCGCAGCAACACGCTCTGGTTCTGTCGTGACCGCACGCCTCTTCTTGTTTGCGGCCTCAACCGCATCCCACAACTTCAGAGTCTCGGGCGTATTCACGACAGGAGCCATTAGTGTGCCGTTCTTGTGATCGATCAGTCCCTGACTCGCCGCACCTGCGAACCCTGCCAGGGTAACGCCGGCGACTAACGCCGATGCGAGAGCCACAGTCACACCTGTCGCTGCCATTATCATCACCACTCAAAAAAACACAAGGGTAATACAATGGGATTCTCGGATATCGTGCTACTGTCCGTGGTCGAGATCTTCGGCGACTTCAATCTGCGGTGGTACGCACAGTCAAACCAGCTGTCGTACTTAGGCTACGGCATTGCTGGGTACATCGGCGTCATGTACTACTTGATCAAGTCGCTCCGGTCAGATAACGTCTTGTATGTGAACGGGATGTGGGACGGTGTCTCGGGGCTGATCGAGAGCGTGGCTGCGTATGTTGTGCTGGGCGACCGACTGGAAAAGCCGCAGCAGTACTTCGGACTCATGCTGGTGATAGTTGGAATCTATTTACTTAAACACGATGGAAAGTAACAATGTCGACAACGTACGTAACCGCACTCTACAATCTCCGCAAACGCGAGGGGCAGGACAATGTGGACTCTGAACATTTCAGCGGCATCAATATGTATCTCGAAGCATCCAAGCGACTACTTGATACGCCCGACCCGTTCGTCATTTTCTGCGAACCTGATCTGGAAGCACCTCTGAGGGCACTCCGCGGAAACCGACCGACCAAGTTTGTGGTGATTGACTTCGAGGACTTGCCGTACTGGCATCTCCTCCCCAAGATCACGGAGAACAATATCGAAAGATATGTTGTCTGGGTTGCACCCGAGAAGTTCACGAACTTGTATTACATCATCATCAACCACAAGGCCGAGTTCGTGCGGCAGGCTGCGGAGGCGAACACGTTCAACACAGAGTGGTTTGCCTGGGTCGACATGCGGATCTCTTTGCCTGAGACAGGTCTGTCCGGTATCTCGCGGGGATGGGATCCTCAACGTGCGAACGTTACCATGATGCAGCCGATTGATCGCAACCGCCTGAACGACCGGTATGGCTTCTTTCGGAATTATCACGGGTGGGTCGCGGGTGGATTCTTTGCGGGCAAGCGTGATCCCATTCTACAGTTCACACAGACCGTTCTTCGAGAGTGGATTTCTATTGTGGATGAAGGGTATTCTCCGTCAGATGAAGTCATGTTCGCATACGTGCTCGTCAAGTATCCGGACATGGTTTCGGCCACCTCCTTCGGGGGTCATAGTGATCTCATTTGTAATCAGCCCGCGATACGCAACAAGCAGTGGATTGCGTACGGTATTCAGGAGGCTGCGTTGAATGAAGGTGATCTTCGCACGTCGATTGCGGCGGGCGAGGGATTGCGGCGAGGCTATCTTGCAGGGTATCTGGACAGTATGCACGACCATGAGAAGTTCCACATCTTCTATCGTCTGATGTTGGCGTATGAACGAACGGGTCAGACCGATCTGGCAGCAGCCCGACGTGCCGAGCTACTTCGTCCCGAGTTGCGTGAGATGCTTATTCGGTTTCATCCTCACCTCCTTTGTGACCACGCCGCCGCGTGAACGCACGCCCACTGCGAGCATGGGCCGCCTTCTTACGCGACACGATGCGGCCATACTTGTTCATCATCAGATCACCCTTGGTGAGCCCACCCGGTGTCTTCTGAGCCGTTCCATTCCAAACCTTGCGACGAGAACCAATTACGCGGTGAGTCTTCATTGTGTCTTACCGAGAAAGTTTAAGACGGAAGAGGGTGAACGTTCCCTCTGAATCGATAAACCCCGGAGACTCGATTTGACCGCAGTACAACCGCTCCGTCCATGGCGTCGGAAATGCACGCACGGTCTCGTTCTGTGAAGACGGTCCTTGTCCAATGTGAACCAGTATCTGACCATGAAACTTCGGGTACACACGACAGCTGAGGAAGTTCTGGTCTAACGCAATCCCTCGGTCTTCCGGGTTGGTTTTGTATGCCTCATATTCTGCGTGCATGTCGACACCGCTCGACTTTCGTATGGCCCACAGTCCTCCCATAAGCGAGGCCGAGTGTTCAGGATGATCGCGTATTGTATGGAGAACGAACCCAGGTGAATCGACAAAGTCGCGTATTGCCCATCGGTCTCGCCAGTGGACGCGAGAATCTGCGTCCCTGACCACCATCAGCTCGACACCGGGTTCATCAATCGCATAAAACCGCTCAATCATGTTCTCAATACCTGTCTTGCCAGTGAAGCGAACCACAACGCCGGGTGCGGACCGAAGGGTTGCGACCATCTCAGGCGTCACATCGGACCCGACATACACAAACACCAACCAACCCGGAAAGTGGCGGCGGATCAAGCGAATGTTCTCAATCATTCCCGGATAATATCGGGAATTATAGCGACCATACAGACAGAATGAAAAGACGTTCATCTTATGGATTTACGTATAGAATACTCTATGTGACAAATGGATATCTACGCATTCATCCGGGATCTGGATGTCAAGATATTCGTCGAGATTGGATGCCACTTCGGCGAGGATACGCGGAGGTTCCGAGACATGCACCCGAATGCCCACATTGTAGGGTTCGAGCCCGACCCCCGCAACGTCAAGATCATTCGGGATACGGGCATTGACAAGCTCTGCGAGTTCTATCCGATTGCTCTATCCGACAAGAACGAAACACGTCCGTTCTACATGTCGTCTGGCAACGCGGCATGGTCGAGCGACCCCCAGCATCACGACAATGACTGGTCTTCGTCGTCGTCGCTCAAGCGGCCGACGGGCCACCTGGATCTTCACAAGTGGATCACGTTTCCGAAGTCGACCATGGTCGAGTGCCGCAGGCTGGATGACATTGAGAGTCTGAAGTCGAGCACAATTGACTTCATGTGGGTCGATGTCCAGGGTGCGGAGGACATTGTGTTCTCGGGTGGAGCAAACACACTGACTCGCACCCGGTATGTCCACACCGAATATGCGACCGACCTTTACGAGGGACAGTTGAACCGAGAGCAGGTGCTTGCACTGTTCGGTCCTAACTGGTCGATTGTCCACGACTTTGGCGGCGATCTCCTCCTCAAAAATATGGCCATCTAAGCAATGCGTATTCAAGACTTCAAGGTGGTGTACATCTGCCCCGATCATAACGAAAAGTATCACGCACGGAAACTCCATATGGACTCCATGCTGGCTACTCTCGGCTTCAAAGACATTGTCCATTACAAGTCGGGCACGTATGGGTATCCGAGGTGTTTGTGCGACGCAACCATCGACATCCTCACGCAGTACATGAACGAGCCCATCCTGGTCCTCGAAGACGACGTGGAGTTCACGGGCGTGAGCGAGTTTGAGTTTGTCCACGGAGCGGACGCTATTTACTTCGGGCTCAGTCGCTCTGCGGCTCATCCAACAGTGGATACGAGCAGCGGAGAGAGTGTGTTCAAGCCGTATTCGGATACGCACGTTCGCGTGGTGAACATGCTGTCAGCCCACGCAATTCTTTACATTACTCCCCGCTACAAGCAGGCTGTATGTGATGCGTTGCGAGCAACAAAGGGGTTCAATGATATCGCAATGACACGGCTTCAACCTACCTACCGTATTCTGGCCAACAAGACGCCGTCTTTCTTCCAGTCTGCTAAGTTCAACGCACCTGGCCATGACGATGCGAATACGTTGTTCAGTATACAGTCTGACCGGTTAACTGTTTCATCCAGTAGTTTCCGCATCGCTTGATCTCGGCCTGAGTCTCAGGTGGGTAGAACTCTAAAAACAGCCGCGAGAAGTCGTATGTCTGCGTCTTCATCTCCTCGTATTTCAATTCGAGATACGTCGGCGTGATCTCAGAATAGTCATTGGTGTACAGAATGGGACACCCCTTGTACTTCTCCTCAATTACCGGGTTGCGTTCAATGACAGGGATACATCCGGCAAGCAGGGCTTCGTAATGACGATGACAGTCGATCCCGTTTCCCTCTGGCGAGATGACAAACTTGTAGGACGGAAGCGTATCAAAGTACACATCGGGCGAAAGAGGTGTATTCTGTATCCCGTTCGCCTGCAACGCTGCCAAGATAGTCCGACGATTCTGCCCCGAGGGGCGACGACGTGTGTCTGTGTACTGGTTCATAGCACACAATACCGTCTGCGAGTGTGACCCCGGATGAAACTGCCGATAGCGATATCCCATGCCAATCGGAAACGGCATCCACGCATCGTCCTCGTTCGTCGAGGACGCTTGGATGATCAACGACGACGGGTTCTTGGGTTGTGTCTGCCACGTGAGAAGGTCCATTTACATTAGATGTCTGATTCCAACCTGTAAGTAACGCCGCACAAGGGTCTCGTATACATGTTTACTCCTTCCCTCTGTCTCCATGAACCACGAACCATCGTGTATGCGATGTTCGTATTCCATGCCCGGAACAACGACGAGGGTTGCATTCATATGGAAGAGAGCGTAGAGGGAAAAATAGAGAGCATCCCATGCCCCGCTCGTGCGGTCACATATCGGTTTATCAGCCATGATGTTAAACGTCGCAAGAAACCTACGCGAGATGATCATGTTCATCGTATTCAGACACGTCTCGATTTCCGGCCAATACTGTCGGACTGTGCGTTTATTCAGTACACGCCCGATAAACTGGGTATAGTAAAAGTTCGGCTTCGCGGCGGAGGGGAGAAACACCATTGTGTCGGTTACTTCATGCGTGGACACATAGCGCTTGAATGCCTCGAAGTATTGGACGTCTGCGAAGTTATCGCTATCGATGATGGCGATAAAGTCCGATGTCGCGTAGGATGCGGCGCGCTGCTTGTTCTCGACAGAGCCCAGACGGCGTTCGTTCTGGTACACGCGAAGTTTCGGATGCGAAAAGGCCTCTGTGATTGCAGCATAGTCCTCGCCTGTTTCGTCTGTGATTACCAATTCATTGATATGGGGATTCGCTAGGTACTTGGGAATCGACTCCTTCAGAAACGAGAACCGACGCATGGTCGGAATGCATACGCTAATACTCATTTATATGTCCCAATACGATATATACCATGGCCGATCGAACGCTCTCGTTGGCACCAATACAGAAACAAACAGTATACGTGCTAGAGGACCGGGGTCATGGTATTCTTATGCATTGGTTCCACTACGTTATTGCTGGTCTGTATGAATTATCACATCTCCCCAAGCCAGTGTTTGTGCACACTAGGATCACGGATGAGTACGAGCGTCAGACGTTCGAACTCCTGAAGCCAGACTATGTGTTCGTAGATGATGTACGCGGCTGTACAGTGATCAACCACCACGGTGCCCCCCTGATTGGTCTGTACGCTGTATCAGACCCACATTATGGTTTCGTTAGGGAGCTTATCCTGACGAAAAACAACCTACAAAGTCAAGCCGACCCTACCCGTTTGATCTACATCCGCAGGTCGAAGAGTCATCTGTTAAATTGGAGCCAAGGAGCCAAACGTCGGCAGATCGTAAACGAAGATGAAGTTGTTACGGCACTCGCTCCTCTCGGTTTCGAATCGCTTTTTCTAGAAGACTATTCCCTCGCCGAGAAAATCAGACTATTCCAGTCTGCAAGGGTGGTCGTTTCCCCGAACGGCGGTGCATTGACGATGTGTTTCTTCGCGAATAAGAAGACCCATGTAATCGAGATCACGGTCGATACAACCGGTGAAGACATGTATAATCATGTGTGTACCAAGTTATCTATACCGACAACCCGCTACACAAACGTGCGAAGCTTCGACTCGAATGGGAACCCCACAGTTCCCAAGTTCCTTGATCATTACAGCATACAGGTTCATGATATGGCCCATTTCACAGGCGTCGTGAAGGACGTCCTCTAAATATCAATATATACCAATGAAGAGCCTATTTTTGGTATCGGGTTCGCTTCGGTCTTTCCAGCAGAACCTTACATTCTATCCGCCCGATTGCGATGTTGCAGTAACGACTTCATATCGTGAGCAGGACACATATTTCAATGTCATGGATGTTCGGTTCCTCTTCAATGACCCCCGAATCAAGATCGTGTTGTTTGAATCAGAGGTGATAGTTCCCGCTATATTCAAGACCAAGCGTCAAAAGAACATGTACAAACAATGGTTCAAACTGCACCGGCTGTTCAGCATAGTGCCGACTACATATGATACGTATGTACGGATTCGCCCAGATGTGCAGCTGACAACCCCTGGCCAACTAGAAGCACTATTGAATACAACGTCGAATGCCATCCGCATTCCAGCCCATAACGATAGATCAGATGTAGACGGACTCAATGACCAGATCTGTATAGCAGGATATGCAGCAATGAAGCACTACTGCGATGTAATCCACCATCTTACACCGGTCGACGGCTCTCCGGCGGATAAACTGTCGGAGTTCCTGTCCGAACAGGTGCTAGCTGCTCACTTGACATTGCCAGTCGAACGAGTTGCTCTTGACTATAAGCTGATCCTGTCGTCTGCGAAGGTGATTGCGATAACGGGGGACTCTGGGTCCGGAAAGTCAACACTGCTGTCGTTGATTCGCCCCTTGTTTTTCTTCGATAAGGTTCTCGAGTTCGAGACAGACCGGTATCACCGTTGGGAAAGGGGGGATTCGCATTGGGAAATGTCAAGTCACCTCGACCCAGATTCAAACCACCTGGAAAAGCTAGAGGAGGATACATTCAACCTCAAGCTAGGCAAGTCAATTATTGCCGTGGACTACGACCATTCGACTGGCACATTTACCGCACCTCATACAATTGAACCCAAGGACAATGTTATCCTTTGCGGCCTACACACCATCTACTCTGAGAACATCCGAGGACTGTCGGACCTCAAGATATACATGGATACGGATCCGGAGCTCACGACGGAGTGGAAACTCAACAGAGACGTCGGCGAGCGTGGCCACACACGCGAGTCCGTGCTGCGGAAGATACATGAACGGACCGACGACCTTGCGAGGTATATCCATCCGCAACGAGACTTTGCCGATCTGATTATTCGTTATCATGCCAGCGGACTGGACCTGTTGTTTCGCAAGCCCTTCGCAGCGACTCTCCCTGCGAAATGCACGCTGACGCAGACCGACACGCTCTATACCATAACGTGTAGTGATCCAACTGTATCCGTTGACTCTGAATTTGCCGAATTCACACAAGTCCGTGGACTTCCGTCTATCGTTCCACACCCTGGGTATCCTGGCGTTATTCAATTGTTGGTTCTAACCATGCTTTACAAGTAATGGAGGACCTGGTTACACTGTGTCGGGCATGTAGCCTGGAGGAGCTTGCACAGGCAGGAGGTGGGAATATTTCTGTCAAGGCGGGAGGGTATATGTACATCAAGGCATCGGGTGTCGCACTGAGCGACGTCAGACTGAACCACGGAATTGCCGTCGTCGACCCAAAGGTCGTAGTCGAGAGTCTTGGGGGACCTGAGCCCAACATTGAGACATTTGCTCTCGGGATCGAGAGGCCTTCGATCGAGACCTACTTCCACGCATTCCTTCGAGCATATGTCGTCCACCTTCATCCGACGCACTTGAACACCTATCTTTGCTCAGATGAGCCCGGAATGGTTGACTACTACAAGCCTGGGTTTGAACTCAGCAAGAGAGTCTTGGCGACATACACCGGACAATCCGTCATCTACCTGCGAAACCATGGAGTGATCTACCATGCGGATACACTGGACGACGTTCTCGCACTCTTCGCAACGCCCGAGTTACATGATTTCTGGGATGTCCAAGCAGCCCATCCGAAGGAGTTCATCTACCGCGTTCCCAGAGTGGAATTGCCCATTGTTCCGTTGACTCCGGATATCGTGTTGTTTCTTCATGACTCGATTGTTACAACCAAGTTATCAAGCTACATACTGGGGCCCTCAAAAGCGAAATGTCTCGCAACTGCGGAGGTGTTACGGTGCTACGTAGAGACTCGTCCACGTGCGACGAGATGGTTATCTGACTCAGATGTAGCAGCGATACTGAACTGGGACGCCGAGGCCTACCGCAAGAGCTTAGTACAGATTGCGTCGACGTGAGCACATAGGTGTGATGCGTCTTCGTTGCGTCCTTGTAGTTCGGGGGATACGAGGCAGACCTTGTAACCGTTCAGCCGGAGGTCGTCGCATACTTGGGCCGCGGGGAGGGATGTAAAGCTATCGAGCCATATCCAATCAACCTTTCCACGTAAAGAAGCTGACTCGAACTCAGACACGCGAACTGCGATACGTCGTTCCCCCATACGAGTCAGTTTGACAATCATCGGAAACGAGCAATCAAGCAGAAAGAACGACTCGATGCCCGCCTTCTTGAGAAGACGAATAGCTTCAAATTCGATTCCCTCGCATTTGACATTCACAATACACATCGCATGCTTGACGTGAGCCAAGAACTCCTCAAATGGGACCCCAGGCGTCCAGGGGTCGTGTGTAACCACAATGCCCTCAGACCCTTCGCGAATATCAAACTCAATACCTTGGTGTGCCGGAATCTGTTTCAATTGTTCGATGGTGTTAATTCGATGCCGAATGATAGTCATCCCAGTATTGGAAAGTGCGGTAGTCATTTGGTGTTCCCCAGCAAAGATAGTAGTCGACTGGAAACGCCTTGACCACACATCCCTTGTCAATCAGGGGCTGTAGAAGGTTATCTACGTAGAATTCACCGTTGGTTCGCATATCGTGGTCAACGACGTGTGCGTAGGCCGCCTTGAACATGCCTGCCGTACGAAAGAACATGGTGCCGATGATGGCATGGGTGTTAGGCTTGTCTACAAAAGGCTTCTTAATGGAGACATCCCGAATAGAACCAGACTCATCGACGTCAAGCCACGCATACATGTGAGGATACAGTTTGCCCGTCGGATTGTTGGTAAAACACCACACAATGACGTCGACTGACTCGTCCTTCAACAACGCTTCGAGGCGGTCTGGGTCGTACATGGCACCATTATCGCACGCAGTCACAGTCAGTGGAGTGTCATCAGATACGTCACCAAGGGCCGCCATGCACGTCGTAGCTTGTCCATTGGTTGTCTCTTCCAACTCAACGATGCGACATCCTGGGAAATATTGACCAACCGCGTGACTGCGTAAACTGATGATCGTCGTCGAATCTGACTCCGGGAGGTCCTTAAGGGCCGCAACCGCCATTGGCTGTCCGCGAATGGGTAGAAACGGCTTGGGTGTGTTGTACCCCTGCATGCGGAACCGGCTTCCCTGACCAGCCATTGGAAGAAGAGTCAGACCAGGTGCCCTGATACGGCGGCGAGGCTTCTCGTGGAAGTAAGACGACCAGGTAGTGTACACCTCAAGATCGTAGGGTGTCCCCCACTGTAACATCTTCTCGATCTCGAATACACGAACATGTAGACCTTTGGAAATCATGTGGTTGTATGCCATGCTCACATAGTATTCGCCGTTGAGAGTCTTGCCACTCGCCATCAGACTCCTGAAACACTCCTTCATGATCCGACCGGTTCTGAAGTAGTATGTTCCATTAGACGCGTATTCGCTCATCTTATCGGCCGTAAACGGTGTCTTCTCGCGAACCTCGTCTGCCCACTTGTTTGTCTCACGCACATACGCGTAGCAGTCGGGACCGAGGTGATGGGGATGGAACCCTCTATAGCACGCGATTGCACCATCTGCGTGAAGTTCCCGGACATCCAACAGGAAGGCTGCAAAGTCCCATTGCGTACCATAGTCACAATAGGATACGATAACCTCGTAGTCATCGCGAATCGCAGACTCGGCACACATGACCGCATCTACGGGACCAAGCCCACGGTAGGGGGCGTGAAATACATTGACAGTAGGGCATATCGTATTCAGTTTGTCGGCATGGACTCGGTCGCAAATAGCAAGTACACTGGTCTCCCCAGGAAACAGCTCAATGACGTGCTGGATCATCGGTTTCCCATCTACCTGGATAAATGGCTTGAGATCCGTATATCCCGCAGCCACAAATCGACTACCGAGCCCAGACATTGGAATGACGATTTGCATGGTACTTACATGAGTCTCCAGTCGATATTAAAATGAAAGTTACGCGTCTCACAGGCGGGCCTGAACGAGAACTGGGTCTGTGGGCACTCGAGAACGCTGTGATTCACGGACACGAATACCCTGCGATATGTATTCAGTCCGGAGACGAGCTATTCGTCCCGTACAATGAGAAGACAATGTCGCTAGGAACCGATGTATTTGTTGCACCGACAATCGAACCACGCGATACCCGTCTATTGGAAACTCCTGTGTTCTTCTTCATCTACAATACCGACAACTACTTCCATTATTTGTATGATAGTATTCCTATCCTCTATCAGTTCTTCCGGCTTCGTGCCAAACACCCGACGCTGCGGGTTCTGATAAAGCCTGTCCGAAACTACAATTACATTACAGACTGTCTACGTGCTGCGGGACTCAGCGACACAGATTTCCTACATGCGGATGCGTGGCACAAGTACTCGACACTATGGGTGTCATCGTCGCTGACGCACGACGGACAGTCGAATGATCCGCCACATCCGGGAATCTGGTCAGTCTATTCGCGTATGAACGGATACTCTGCCCATCCCACGCCGCCCAAGATTTACGTGTCGCGTAGAAGCTGGAAACACGGGGACACTTCGAATATAGGAACGAACTACACGACGCGACGCAAGATGATGGTTGAGGACCAGCTAGTCGCCGAGCTTGAGAAGTGTGGATACGTCGAAGTGTTCTGCGAGCTGCTGTCCATGCCCGAGAAAATCGCGTACTTTGCGAATGCCACCCACGTCGTCGGTGCGATCGGGGGAGGCATGTGTAATCTGGTCTTCGCAAAACCATCATGTATCGTCACGTCGATCAACAGCCCCGAGTTCGCAGAGATCAACCAGCGGTTCCTCTTTACAATGAGTCACACTCGGTTGACACAGTACACCGCTACGCAGACCACGTCAATGTTGTATAGACGTGTACGAACGGGCGGGAAGACGGGCGAGGTTATCTCCACAGACGGCGACGAACTGACTATTGCGGTGAACAATGGGGTTGGATGGACGCTCGGAGAATCGTATGATACACTCGTGGTGAACCAGGCGGACGCGACGTTCCTTGACAACGGCCTTAACTCTCCGTGGACGTTTGACGTGGATGACTTTGTTCACCTAATTTCCGGGTAGGACTGGTAAGTTAGGCATCTCTTCGAGATTGGTAATGGTTCTGATGTCAATGAACGGCGAAGCACCTTTACAGTTGATCTTCCTGGAATCGATTATGTTGTTTGGATCCCACGTAGCGTCGAATAGTCGACGGTTCATATCGATCGCGTACGGTATACCGATGTACTCGTTCTCAACACCGCGATCGATTAGGTTATCTGCGAAATTCGATTCATAGTGAAACAGATAGTCACCGTCCATCTTGGTGTTCTCGGCCAGTATGTACTCGTATGTTGAACACGCAAGCTTCATTATGGCTGGACTTCCCCAGTGCCAATCCTGAAGAATGACATTTGTCTTGTGTTTACCGAACGTCGTGAACCTACAGTTAGCGACAACGGAATAGAGGGTATTTGGATTGAAGTTCAAGAACGACACCGCGTCTAGATCGCCAATTAGATCTGCCCTACACTTCATGACGACGTCGTATTCAAAGCCTCGATCCGCAGCGTAATCGCATGCCATCCTGAAAGCGGTCGTGTCGTTGAAGAAGTGCGACAACACGTTGCGAGGAAGCCATTTTCCATCAATCTTCTGATAGGCGAACCTATGGTCGTTCTCAATGAAAATACACTTGAAATTATCTGGAAACACGTAGGGTTGGATGCGAACACCCTTCAACCACTTTGCGAGTCGCGTACGCATGAGTTCATAGTAGAAACAGTCATCATCATTGATGGACATGAAAAGGTCGACCTGGTGGCGAGTCTTCTCGAGCATGGGCAGCAAGCAGGCATCGTATCGCGTAGCCCGTCCAGATATAATCATTGCAACTCTCGTCATTGGTGTAATGAAGCTTTTTATACGTAAGCGAGGGGTCCCAGTCTCATTTATTAATTACCCGAATCAGTTCGATATTGAGACTGTTATTGGCCTACACAATGACAACACGCCGATCAGCGATTTTGCGTTCAAGGGGGTGCGATACCCCGCAGAGTTGAACAGTCTGATCGCCAAGAGCCCGGTCGAGCATGTTGACAACGGTTACCTCTTCTATACCTTCAAATACCAGATCAGCTATCAGCATTTCATGTCGTCAACTGCACCCCTACTTAAGGAGTATGTTGAGAAGTACCCAGCCTACAAGCTCCTCGTCCCCGAGCACTACTACAATGCATTACATAAGGAGTTGTTTGAGCTCTTCTCTGTTGCGAATGATCGTATCGTACTTCTACGGGATGGGTATGTATACGAGGTTGCGAATCTTGCTACCAGAACATGGGACGATGTCGCATTTGAGCTGACCCCGCAGAGGGTCGCCATGTATATGGGTCTACGAGAACGGTTGGGTGTACCGGATAGGATACCAAAGACGCGGCAAATCTACATCGAACGTGACAAGGTTGCGAGTGACACATTCAACAACTCGAATACCGGTAAGATGCGTTCGATCACAAACGAAGACGCCCTGATAGCTGAACTTAAGGGGAAAGGGTTCGAGATCGTCGCACTCGGAACGAGGACTCTGCGAGAGAAGAAGAAGTTACTGGAAGGTACAAAAACAATCATCACTCCGCTTGGTGCGAACTGCTTTAATCTGATATTGTCGTCGCCCGAGCGGGTTATCTTCTTGTCAAATGCGTCTCGCCTCGGTGGTGTCTTCTATACACAGCTTGTCAATACATTCGGGCAGTCTACTGTCTCGATACTTGCGTTCCCGGATGTCAAGGATAGCTGCGATCCGCTTAACCAATGGAACTCGCCGTTTGAGGTAAATATCGGCGAAGTTTTACGTGGGGTATGATAAAACATGTCAACCGATAAGATCTACAATTATGATGGCAAGAACGCACCGTCGCAGTCTACATATGATAGTTTTAACGCATTGATGTTCTCAGATGACATCCGGATAGTCGGCAAGCTCTTCCACCGGTTCAGTTTCTTCGAGAAGACGAAGCATCTTGCAGGCGACATCGTTGAACTCGGCGTCTTCAAGGGTTCGGGAATGGCGTCATGGCTGAAGATGATCGATATATACATGCCCCATTCGAACCGAAAGGTTATCGGCTTCGACGTCTTCGACGACAAGGACGACGTGTTTGGTTCGTTCAAGAACGGGGACTTGATGAACACCGTTATCGCTCGCACGTCAAAGTCTGAGCTGACAATTGAAAAGGTAGCGAGTAATCTGGAATCAACCAAGATAAACCCGGCGAAGTATATGCTCATACAGGGTGACGTGTGCAGTACAACGAAATCATTCGCGGAGAGTAGTCCTGGGTTCAGGATCTCATTGCTATACATTGACCTGGACTTAGATGAGCCTGTATATCACTCTCTTATGAACCTATGGGACCGGGTTGTTCCTGGCGGAATTGTCGTGTTCGACGAGTACGAATACCATGCATTCGATGAATCCAACGGGGTTGACCGATTCCTGAAGGAACGGAAGATCGAGTATAGTGTCGAAACGACGAATTTCATTGGACCGACTGCATTCATGATCAAGAAGGCGTTTTAGTAACTAAAACCATCAATCTAGGCAGTTTCTACCCACATTTGTGGTTTTGTCTTTGAGTTTGATTTTGAGTCCTCGCTGCGGAGGTCTCTAGTTGCTGTACGCCAGGCCACCCATGCCGCTCATCACGCGGAGCACGTTGTAGTTGACGGCGTAGACGCGCACCTGGGCCGTGCGGCCGGCGCGCACCGTGTTCACGGACACCGTGAGCTGGAGCGTGGCCTTGTCGATACGCGAGAAGTTGCACGTGCCGGACGGCTGGTGCTCCTCGGGCTTGAGGGCGAAGGAGTACACGCAGATGCCCGGGGCCGCCGGCGTGCGGCTGTGGTGCTGGTACGGCTGCACATACGTGAAGTAACGTCCCTCACGCTCCGTGAAGCGGTCCTGGCCGTTGAGCTGCAGCTTGGCGACCTCAATCGGGCACTTGCCAGAGCAACGCGTGCCGGAGTCGAGGATGACCTTGGCCAGCAGGTAGTTGGTCGTGTCCTCAAACAGGTAGGCCTGGTCGTTGCCCGAGGCGTTGAGGTTCGAGTCCAGCCACGACGCACCCGACAGCGAGGGACCGATCGCGATACCCAGACCGGGGACATACGGGCCGCCATCCGCACCGCCGATGGTCGGGACGCCGAGACCAGCAGTGCCGCCGATGTTCGTCGTGACACCCGCCTGGCCACCGAGGGCACCACGGGCAAGCACGTCCATGATCACACCCTCCGTCGAGAAGTCGTCGGAGTAGTTGAACGGCTGGCAGCCGTTGACCTCAGCAATGTGCGTCGGGGCCGGCTGCGAGCAGTCGACGAACGAGTCACGCTGGCACACCCAGATGAGCTCCTTCACCGGGTGGTTGAAGTTGAGCTGGATCTTGTTCGAGCTCGACGTGATCGACTCGGCACCCGTGAACTGCAGCTGCTCGATGAGGTACTCGTGCGTCTGCTGGGCGAAGCGGCGACGCTCCTCCGTGTCCAGGTAGATGTAGTCGATGTACAGCGACGCGGCCGTCAGGGACTGGACCGAGGACGCGGGCGAGCCGCTGGACATCTCGTAGTAGCAGCAGTTGATCCACTGCTCGAACTCCACGTTGATGCGGACCTCGTGGTACTGGAGGGCGATCAGCGGGATGGCCAGGCCGGGGTTGCGGCAGAACCAGAACTGGAGCGGGATGTACAGCGTGCGGGCCGGGGTGCCGGCACGGGGGGCACACGAGTTCGTCAGCTCAGCACCCGCGCACGAGACGTCCAGGGCATAGCCCTTGCGGTCCTTCATCAGCACGAGGTCGTGCGTGTTGCCGATCATCTCATCGAGGGCCTTGACCGTGCCCAGATCCTGGGTCAGCTGCGTCCAGATCTGCATCCAGTCGCCATACTGGCGGTCGATACGCTGGCCGCCAATCTCGAGCTCCACCGTCTTCACGACGCGGTGGCCGATGTAATTCAGCCAGCGGAAACGGGTCATCGTGCTGTTGTTCGCACCATCCAGCTGAACGGCCGGGAGAACCAGCTGGATGTACGTGCGGTACATCAGGTCCGCGTTACGGTTGATGATGGCCGTCACACGCTTGTTGAAGTCGGCCTGGCCGTTGAACGTCACCTCAATGGACTCCATCGCGAAGTTCGTGTGACGCTTGAACAGCACCTTCCAGAACGTGATCTGGGGGTTGCCGCTGATGTAGATGTCCTGTGCACCGTAGCTGACGAGCTGAAGAAGACCGCCACCCATATTGCTTTATACTCATACAGCGGAGAGAATCTTTTCAGGAAAAAACTGTTTAGAGGGGTGGCGACCCTCTTTAAAAATGCGGGTATATGCCGTCAACTGTGACCCCGGTCGCGGCGAACGTCTGAGATCCGCCGCAGCACCCTTGAACCTTGACATTGTGTTGGTCCAGTCCCCCCTGAAGGACGACCCCGAAGTGATGCGTCGCGGAGCCACCTGTTTCGAGCGAGGTACATCCTATCCCACCGGCTGTGCGGCCACCCTCGGACATATTCGCTGCATGCAGCGTCTGGTGGACTCCGGAGACCCGTTGGGGATCATCATTGAAGACGATGTGAGGTTTCACAAGGACTTCAACCGTTTGGTAGAAGCGGTTACACCCCACATGCTATCGGGAAACACGGATATCCTGTCCATGGGGTACATCAACATCCCATCTGGACCGTGGGAACACGTGGGCTGCGAAATCATTATTCGCAATGTGGGTGTTTCGAATCCATGGGGAGCCCAGTGCTACATGATTACGAGGGAGTGGGCTGCCAGGTTCTGTGCGATCTTTTCAGTGGACGACGTTTCCATTCCTTATCAGTCGCATTTCGTCACGGACTGGGTGATGTTTGACCCCATTCTGGGCGTGCGTCGTGATGCATTTATCTATCCAATTGCCATTGAGTCACCGGACGAGCAATCAATTGCCGCCCTGAACCAGGGAAAGCCCGATCTATTTCAGGTTGTCCGAGCCGAAGACTTCTACCTGTAGACATGGCACGTCCTACACTGCGGAACATACAAATCAGCCCCACCAATGGCGATTTGCCCATAGCCCGTTTGAAGCCGGCGGGTAAAGTGTGCCGGCTTCCCGCAAATACAGAGACTCGATAGATGCGTAATCTTGTCGGCTAACGGAATCACGCTAAGAAACTCGCCAAATGGACGACGGTCGGAATCGCCCGATAGCCCACTCAGTACCAGGTCCTTGCCGAGAGTATCGACCACAAACTCCACGAATGGAACCAGTCCTTGAAAGAACTGCGTCTCATCGACAATGACAATTGAAAAGGAGGAGAGAAAGTCCGCAGACAACCCATTCAGCGTGTTCGTGGTATAACACGGGAACGAGTCTCCGTCGTGCGTCGTAATCTCATTGACATTGACGGACCGGGTATCGAGTGTGTGCTTGACCACCAACACCCGCAGGTTCTGAGCTGTATACTTGCGAACAAGGCTCAGAGCATACGACGTCTTTCCCGCAAACATCGGGCCAAGTACGACTTCGAGCGACATTTACGAGTTCTCCTCCGACGGTGTGTATGCGACTTTCGAGTGCGTCGGCCGCTGCCAGCCGGTCCCGAACCGGGAGGAATATACACCCTCTTAAAGGGAATACGGCTTGACTCCTTTGCACCACATGCGAGTACATAGAGAGTTGTTGGAACCGTGGGATTTGGGTTTGGATGTAATACAAGTGGAATAGCGTCCTTGAGAGATACATCAAACTCTCTGTGAATTTTGTCATATGTAGGATCTGCGTCCCCTTGACATTTATAGACTCCAAAACTATGAGGTGCTGCTGGATCATTCTCCGAAAACCCCAGAAAAAACGACCGAAACGTATATGTACCCGGACCATATACCCACCTGGTCTTCATCTGAGCATTAGAGCATATTGACTTCATCGACTTTATCCAGTTTGGACAG